GAAAACTCAACGTGAGGTTCTAGAAAATTATTATGGCGACAACGAAACGCAATCTTTCCACAATCTTTGGAATAATCTTAAAACTTCTCTTCACAAATTTGGTCGCTATTCCACTTGGTTTTACCTTCAGCATCTTGTTCATACTGCTGGCATTGCTTGTGTACCTGACAGCCTCATGCTTGACGATTTTGCAGGCTCTCGCTCTCATCGTAATGGTTTGCATCTCGCCCTCGGGCAAGACGACAAGTATGATGCGAAACTCACTGTATCAGAATGCGCAGACCTTGAAAGCCATGCCAAGGAGATTCTTGAGGAAACCAGATCTCGATTCCCTCAACTGAGTAATCAAATAGATTTCTTCACGATGGAAACTTGTTTGTGTTCGTTCAAGAAGATTTTTCGTGAGCATCATGGACGTTATCTTGGTTACTATCTTGATCGCCAGTCTGAAGAAATTGAACAAGCAGAAGGCGATGGTTGGGCTGGCATTGAATGGAACGTTTTGTGGCAAGCACGCAATGAAACGCTAGATCCGAGACTTGCTCCAAGAAATAAAATCGACAAAGAAAAGTTTACTTATTTCTTAAGAACAGGTAGAATAGAGCGAATGGATTGGATGTTCGATGATGAGCAACCAGTAAAGGAAGGTTTGGAGGCATTATGGTGAAAGTGATTGCGATGGGTGGTGAGCCAGCAACTGGTAAGACCACTCTGATGTTCAAGTTGATTTCCATGGCTGATGATTGGGAAGTTATCAAGCCACAGAAGTTACTTGATGCTATGTATTCCAAGAAATTGAATCTTTATATTCTTGGTAAATATGCAAATGATGGTAATGTGTTTCAGGGTACTGATCGTTTGTCAATGGCGGTGCAGCCAGACGCTGTTTCTTTCTTCGAGTCACTTGATACTGGCAACGTGATCTTTGAAGGTGATCGTTTGTTCAATGGCAAGATGCTTGATCGCCTTTCTGAACTTTTCCCAAATGATTTCAAGATTCTAATCCTCACAGTGAAGGATAGCACTCTTGATCAACGTCACATTGATCGTAAAGATGATCAGGATGACAAATTCAAAAATTCTCGTAAGACTAAAATCTCGAATATCATGGGATCGCTGACGCTCATGGACTATATAGAGACAATGGTCAACGAAAATCTCGATGATCAGTCAAAGATTATTGACAATATTAGAAAATTTTACAACTGGAGTGAATAATTATGCAGTTAGAAGTATCTGTAGATGAATTGCGCAAGAAGAAACTTTTTGTCGCGACACCTATGTATGGTGGTATGGCTCATGGTATGTACATCAAGTCATGCCTCGATCTTCAAGCAATCTGCTCTCAATATGGTATTGAAGTTCGATTCTCATTTATCTTTAATGAATCTCTAATCACAAGAGCAAGAAACTATCTTGCTGATGAGTACCTTCGCGCAGAAGGCTTCACTCATATGCTCTTTATTGATGCTGACATTCATTTTGACCCACGTGACGTGATTGCTTGTCTTGCACTTGACAAGGAAATCATCGGTGGTCCATATCCGAAGAAATCAATCAAGTGGGGATCAGTCAAAGAAGCAGTCAAGCGTCATCCTGACATTGAACCTCTTGAAATGGAAAAGGTTGCTGGTGATTTCGTCTTCAACCCAGTTCCTGGTACTGAGAAGTTCTCGGTTGCTGAGCCAATTGAAGTTCTTGAAATTGGCACTGGTTTCATGATGATCAAGCGTGAAGTCTTTGAGAAGTTCCGCGAAGCCTATCCTGAGTTCAGTTATCGTCCAGACCATATCGGTCAAGCAAACTTTGATGGCACTCGTTACATTCATGCATTCTTCGATACAGTAATTGATCGCAAGCGTACTGTGAATGTCAGTGGTGAAGAAAAGGAAGTTGGTGGATCAGATCGTTACTTGTCTGAAGACTATATGTTCTGCCAGTGGTGGAGAAATATCGGTGGCAAGATCTGGTTATGTCCTTGGATGAAGACGCATCACATTGGCACTTATGCGTTCACTGGTGATATGCCAGCAGTTGCAAACTACGTTGGCTCTCTCTAATAAAGAGATTTTGTTATGATCGTAGGATTAGTTGGCTTTATTGGAGCAGGTAAAGGCACAGTTGCAGATCTCTTGGTTGAGCGTCATGATTTCTTCAAAGAGAGTTATGCAAATAGTCTGAAGGATGCTTGCTCAATTATTTTTGGTTGGAATCGCGAAATGCTTGAGGGTAACACACCTGAATCAAGAGCATGGCGTGAACAACCAGATGTATGGTGGTCAGAAAAACTCGGCAAAGAATTTTCACCAAGATTAGCACTCCAGCTAATGGGCACAGAGGCAGGTCGTGATGTATTTCACCCTGACCTCTGGGTTCATACTGTGATGCGTCGCTGTGAACAAGCACCATGGAACAACTATGTGATTGCAGATGTTCGTTTCCCAAATGAAATTGATGCAATTGTAAAGTCTGGCGGCAAAGTCATTCGCGTTCGTCGTGGTGAAGATCCAGAATGGTATGATCTTGCTCGAGAAACTAATCAAGGCTATCACAAACAAGAATTATTTCGCAATGCGTATCCAGAAGTTCATTTCAGTGAATGGGCTTGGATTGGATCGCATTATGATATTGTGTTGGATAATAATTGTTCGTTAGATGAGTTGACCGTAAGGGTTGACAAGTTGGTTGATTCGTTATATAATAATCATGTTGAAGCAAATGAGGTCGTTAATTATGAAACTTTCTGAAGATACTGTGCAAGTCCTGAAAAACTTTTCAGGCATTAATCAAAGTTTGCAATTCAAGTCTGGCAATACTTTGAAGACTATTTCTCCACTCAAGACTATTTTTGTCGAAGCAACTGTTGGTGAGAGTTTTCCAAAAGAGTTCGCTCTTTATGATTTGAATAAACTCTTGGCAAAAGTCTCTTTGTATAAGGATGCTGAGTTGTCGTTTGATGATGACAAACTCAATATCAGTGCAAACAAGAAGTCTGATTATATCAAATATTGTTCGCCGAAAGTTATTGTGACTCCTCCAGAGAAAGCAATCACGTTTGGTGAGCCTGATTGTTCATTCAGTCTTTCGCAAGAAGATCTCGATTGGATGCGCAAGAGCGCAGGTATTTCTGGATCACCTAACTTCGTGTTTGAAAGTGATGGATCTACGATTTACTTCATTGCTACTGACGTCAAAGACGACTCTGCTGATCAATCCAAGATTGAGATTGGTACAGTTGAAGATGGTAAAGAGTTCAAGGTTGTGATGAAGGTCGAAAACTTCAAGTTGCTTGAAGGTTCATATGATGTTGCAATTGCCAAGAAAGGTCTTGCTCGTTTCAAGCACAAGACTGTTGACATCACTTACTATATCGCAATCGAAGCCGCAAGTTCGACATTTGGGGAATAATCATGGCACTTGATAAAGCAAAAGTTTTGGGGTGCCTTCAAGAAATTTCCAACTCACTCACTCGTATCGAAGCAGAACGTGATCTCATTAAAGACGTTCTACAGAAGATGCAAGACGAATGTGAGATTCCAAAGAAATTAGCTCGTAAACTGGCGAAAGTTTACCACAAACGTAATTATGAAGAAGAAGTCGCAGAGCAGAGTGACTTTCAAACTATTTACGAAAACGTGGCTAAATAAAATAGATGGGACGCAACACTCTAAAGTTGACAGCACTATCCGCCAGACTGCTCGCTGTGGGAGTTCACCTTCCCCGTCCCGTCTTCTCTTTGGAGTTTTATTATGAGTGATAATTTGAAATACTTGCTATTCATTTTAGCATTCGCACTATTCTCATTAGTCAATTCATTCTTTTTGTGGATTCCAGCCTCAGCACCTCCAGTATTGATGTTGCTGATGGTTGGTGCATTTTCAATATGGGAGCATAAACGTGGCAACAAGGCGTAATTTTTTCAAGTATCTTGGTCTTGCTGGTGGCGTTGCTGGCGGCGGTATTGTAGCCGCTGCTACTGTTCTTCCTGATGCCGAGAAGTGTGAAGCAGTAAAAGAAATCGAAGCCGCTGGTTACAATGGTAAGTTGCGGATTGGTGCTGAATATGGTGAACTTGCGCCACCAGACGGCACTATCAGTTGTGGTCCAAAATTTGTTCCAGGAACACAAAAGCATGTAACCGCAAGTTTGACCGTCGGTCCTGATGGCGAAATGTACTTGATGACAAACGGAAAATGGCGTAGAATAGTGACTGAATAAACAATCAGGAGTTATATTATGAATGAAGCGTTGTGGGTTGAAAAATACCGTCCTCATACTATTGCCGATTGTATTCTTCCTGATGAATACAAGGCAACTTTTCAATCTTATGTTGATCGCAAAGAGATTCCTCATCTCTTGCTTTGTGGTACTCCAGGAACAGGTAAGACTACCGTTGCTCGTGCATTGTGCGACGAGATCGGTTGTGACTATCTGATGATCAACGGCT